GCAAAAAATGCTGGATTAGATACTAAAAAATTTACACAAGAATTAAGAAAACTACAAAATGAGGGTGTTAATTCAATAAATAGAACTAGAGCTTTATCAAATACTTATAAAGAATTAGCAAATAGTGTTGATATAACTTCTAGAGAATTTAGAGAAGCAACAAGAGAGGCTAGAAGATTAGATAGAGAATTGGCAAAAATGGAGAAAAGAAAAACTATTGGAGGACGAGCAAGAGGATTAGCAAGAGGATTAGGAGCAGTTGCAGCAGGTGGTGTTTTCGGAGGTGTAGAAGGTTTAGTTGGTGGTGGTATTGGATTAGCTGTTACAGGTAGTCCTTTTGGAGCAGCAGCAGGCGCAGCTATTGGCGCACAAGTTGGACAACTGCGTAAATCTATTGGTGAGATTGGTGTATATACTGCGTCTTTAAAACAACAAAAGTTTGCATTGGCATTAGTTGTAAAAGACACTGAAAAATTTAACCAAGCACAACAATTTCTTGCTGAGACTAGTGAAAAATTAGCAATACCACAGGATGTAATAGTAAGACAATTTACATCACTAACAGCATCAGTCGTTGGTGCAGGTAAATCAGTAGAAGATGCACAAGAGGTATTTTTATCAATCGCTTCTGGTATCAGAGGTACTGGTGGATCCTTAGAAGATATGCGTGCAGCTATGGTTGCTACAAGTCAGGTATTCAGTAAAGGTAAGGTATCGGCCGAAGAACTCAGACAACAACTCGGTGAAAGGCTTCCAGGAGCTTTTACATTGTTTGCAGCTTCAATGGATAAAACACCTGCACAATTAGATAAAGCATTAGAGCAAGGTAAGGTTACATTAGATGATTTTATGGGTTTTGCAAAACATCTTTTTGCAAATTATGGAAAAAATGCAGAAATATTAGCATCATCTCCAGCGGCAGCAGGTGATAGATTAGCAACAGAATTTAGTAAGTTTAAAGAAAACTTTGGTGGATTGTTCGCAAATATAGGTGCAGGTTTTCAAGATACAACAACTAAAATTATTGGTTTTTTAAATGATAATGAGAAAGCTATAAAAAAATTTATAACTGGTTTTGTTAATAATCTTGGTGGAATCAAACGTGTATTAACAAAAGTTGCAACTGATATAGCAAATATTGTTAGTGGTATATTTAAATCTTTCACAACAATAGTTACAAAGATTTTTAACAAGGTTGCTGAAATGGTTAATAAGCTTATAGAAGCATTAGGTGATACATTAGAAGGTTTTAAAAAAATACCAGGTTTAGGAGGTTTTATTGAAAATATTCAAACAACATCATTTATTCCAACAATTGATCCTGATACACAAAAAACAATTAATAATGCCTTGCAACCTGCTATAGATTATAAAAATGAATTAGCAAAAATATTTAAAGAATCAGGTAAAACTGTAGAAGAAGTTTTTGGGTCGCCAGAATTTGATGCAGCAGTAGAAAAAATTATTAAACAAAAACAAGCAACAGAAGAATTAAATGATGCTACTAAAGATTTAGGTAATACAACTTCAAAGGTATTTGATGGGATGAAAGGTGGTGCACAAGAATATTTAAACTCAATAAAAGATACAACGAAACAAATACAAGATGCTTTTGTAAGTGCATTTAAAGGGATGGAAGATGCTTTTGTTAATTTTGTAATGACAGGAAAATTAAATTTTAAAGATCTTACACGTTCTATTCTTGCTGATATTACACGAATTATAATCAGACAAAAATTAATGATGCCTTTACTCAAGGGTGTAAATAATATCTTTGGTTTAGATCTTAAATTTAATGCAGCAGGTAATGTATTTGGTGCTAATGGGATTATTCCTTACGCTAAAGGTGGCATAGTAAATAAACCAACAATATTTCCTTTTGCTAATGGTGTTGGTTTAATGGGAGAAGCTGGTGCAGAAGCAATTCTTCCTTTAAAACGTGGACGTTCTGGTAATTTAGGTGTTGAGTCATCAGGTGGTGGGTCAAATAATATAGTAGTAAATGTAGATGCCTCTGGTTCTTCTGTTGAAGGTAATACAGAACAATCGCGTGATCTTGGTAATCAAATCGCTATTGCAATACAATCAGAATTAATACAACAGAAAAGACCTGGAGGATTATTAGCATAATGCCAACATTTCCTAATATTGATGCAAGTTTTGGTCTTCAAAAAAGATCAAAACCAAACACAATAAAAGTTAAACTTGGTGATGGTTATGAACAACGATTAATATTTGGCTTGCCAGCAAAACAAAATCCTAAAATATTTTCTTTAAAATGGGAAAATATTACAGAAACAGAAGCTGATACAATAGAAACTTTTTTAGATGCAAGAAACGGTGTCGAAAATTTTGATTATCAACCACCTGGAGAATCTTCAACATCTAAATTTGTATGCGAGGAATGGGATAAACAAATAAATTTTGCAGATAGAGCAACTATAAAAGCAGTATTTAGAGAAGTATTTGAACCTTAAATGGCAATACCTGTTTCAGAATTACAAAAAATTACTCCTAGTTCAAAATTAGAATTATTTGAACTAGAACTAGTTGAGGGATTGCATTACGCTACTGGCAATCCATCAAGTGTTCCGACCATTTATAGGTTTCATTCTGGTTGCAATATGAATAGTAACGCAGAAATAATATGGCAAACTAATACATATCAAAGATTTCCAATACAATTTGATGGTGCAGAATTTTCTGGTAAAGGTCAAATTCCTAGACCACAATTATCAATGTCAAATCTTGGTGGTATAACTAGAAGTGGTTCTGTTATAACAGTCACTGATTTATTAATTTTATGTAATTTAGTAACACCACATAATGACTTGATAAATGCAAAATTAACAAGACTTACTGTTCTTGCAAGTGATCTTGATGCTACTAACTTTCCTGGTAATACAAATCCTTTTGGAACACCTTCTGCTGATGAATGCCCAAGAGAAATATTTTTAATAGATAGAAAAGTATCTGAATCAAAAAATAATGTAAATTTTGAACTTGTTAGTGATTTAGATAAAACAAATTTAAAACTTCCTAAAAGACAAGTTACAAGAAAAGATTTTCCTGGCGTTGGCACGTTTATAAATTCATGAAATATGATTGGTCAGATGATGCTATTAAGCATGCAAAAGAATGTAATCCAGAAGAGTCTTGTGGTGTTTTAATTAATATAAATAATAAAATTAAATATATACCATGTAAAAATGTAGCAAACGAAATAAAAGATGTTGCGTTTATTATTGATCCTTTAGATTATGCTGATGCAGAAGATCAAGGTGATGTTGTAGGCATTGTTCATAGTCATCCTCAAGATATTTTAAAATTTTCTGATGCTGATAAATATAGTTGTAAGTCAATAGATTTACCTTTTTATCTTGTTTCTCCATATTCAGATAAAATAGAATTATTATTGCCAGAAAATATCAATGCTTAAAAAAATAATAGTTTATGGCAAATTAAGAAAATTTTTAGGTCAAAAAGAATTTGAAGTTGATTTAAATTCACCAGCAGAGGCATTTAGTTTTTTATATTGCAATTTTAAAAATATACAGGAGCATATGGCAGAGCAATTATATGTAATAAAAGTTGGATCAAAAGTTATTACAGAAGATCTATTAAATATACAAACAAAAGAAAATATAAAAATTATACCTGTTGTTCATGGTAATTTCTTTGGAATTGTTTTAGGTTTTGCTTTAAAATATGGTGCAAAAGAATTTATAAGAAATAAAATAATTCAAACAGTTGTTACCTATATTGGAACTACATTAATATTACAAGGAGTTAATGAAATATTAGCACCACAAGAAAATACAAATCTTCCTAGTGGACAGGATTCTTTAGACCCTTCTGCTCTTGCTTCTAACTATTCATTTACAGGACTTACTAATATTAGTAATGCAGGTGTTCCAGTTAATTTAGTATATGGAGAAATACTGGTCGGCTCTATTGTGGTATCTAATGGTGTTGATACAGTTCAAGTAGAAGGAACAAATTAAATGGCTATACAAGAATTTAATCAAAATACAGTTTTCAACAATCCTGATTTACCTAGTGGTGCTTTATCGTCAAAACAATTTAATACAATTGTTGAACTTTTAGGTGAAGGAGAAATAGAAGGTTCTGCCACTGCTTCAAAAGCTAATATTACTGATAAATCATCAACATCATATAAAAATGCATTTTTAAAAGATGTTTTTCTAAATGGCACACAAATTTTGCAAGAGGCTGCTAGTAATACATCTCCTGTTGATACTGATTTTAATTACAAAGATGTAGGGTTTGAATTTAGAACAGGTACAAGTAGTCAGACTTTTATATCTGGTATAAAAAATATTGAAACTGAAGTACCTATCGCAACATCAGTTATTGTATCTTCTCCTGTTACACATACTGTAAGCCAATCCAACATTAATGCTGTAAGGGTAACTTTAAGATTTCCGTCAATGCAAAAATTTGAGGATAACGGTGATATAAATGGTGTTTCTGTAAATTTACTTATAAAAACAATTGAAAATGACGGCACAACAACAACAGTTATTGATGACACAGTTACAGGGCGTTCTACGAATGATTATTTTAGAGATTATTTAATTAATTTAAAATCAACAACTTCATTTCCAGTACAAATTAGAGTAGAAAGAGTTACTGCTGATAGCGATAATGCAAGATTAGTAAATGCTTTTTCTTTTCATTCTGCTACAAATATAATCTTTGAACAAAACGCTTATCCTGACACTGCTCATGTAGCACTAAGATTTAATGCAGAACAATTTCCTAGAGTACCAAAACGTGTTTATCGTATTAGAGGTATAAAAGTAAAAATACCAAACAATGCAACAGTAGATAATACAGATGGATCAATAACATATTCTGGTACATGGAATGGCACTTTCAAAACTGATAAAGAATGGACAACAGATCCAGCATGGATTCTTTTTGATTTACTTACTAACACTAGATATGGATGTTCAATCCCATTAACTAATCTTGATAAATTTACTTTCAAAGGTGTTAGCGAATATTGCGGTGAACAAGTTGACGATGGAAGCGGCACTGGTTCTACTGAGCCTAGATTTAGTTGTAATGTAAATATTACTCAATCACAAGAGGCGTATGGCTTAATAAATTCACTGTGCAGTGTTATGAGAGCCATGCCTTATTATGCTGCTGGCAGTATTGAAATATCACAGGATTCACCAAAAGCTACGACTTATATATTCAACAATGCAAATGTAACCGATGAAGGATTTTTATATACTGGCTCAAGCAATAAAACCAGACATACAGTTATAAATGTAACTTATTTCGACATGACGACTCAGGAGCTTGATATTGAAACTGTTGAAGCATCTAGTTCTTTGCAAACTAAATATGGTGTAGTTGTAAAAAATATAAAAGCATTTGCAACAACAAGTAGAAATCAAGCCAGA